ATTCAAGCATATTTATATTGGAAAGCCGCTCTTAGTATGACTAAGGAAGGAGAATATAAAGGATATAGAGTGCTCTATCCACAATTTATTGTGTGTGATAGTACTAACTATTATAACCCCTTAATATACACCTTAGATGTGGATGATATGGAGAATGCTTATAATGGTTTTGAACACAAAGGAAGGAATTATCCAGGAGTAGATCAACTAATTGATGATCTTAAGTGGGCAATAGAAAATGATGTTTGGAATATTTCTAAAACTAATTTTATTAATAATGGAATGGTAAATATAAAAGCATGAGTAGAGAAGTGAGTAAAACTATTACATCCATTTTTATGGTGCCTACATTAGGCATTGATAGAAAAAAACTAGGAGATAATGAGTTCATAAATGCCTATATTAAGGATGCATTAAGAGAGGTTGATTATAAAGATTGCATCTATTTGTTATTTAAACCTAAGAATTTTGACACATTTAAAGAGTTTTTAGATGAAGAATATGTAAGAACAGATAGTATAGTAGATGATTATGATTATAAAGATGGGTATGTAGTTGTTGTTTATAAATTAAATCCTAAGTTTAAGAAGGATTTTGATATAGTGAAGACAGGCAAATATTCTAGAACATCAAAAGAGTTTCAAGAATTATTCCCTAAAGTGGTCAAGATTATGAAGGGATATTTACATAGGGATGAAATATCATTACAATATAGAATATTTAATAGAACACAAGATCTTATAGATTTTTGGGAGAATAAATTAGATGTTAATTTACCAGAAGGACAAGAAGTGTGGTATTCTTTTGAGGAAGACCATGAAACATTAGACTTAAAGAAAATACAAGTAGAGGCATGACAACACAAGAATTAATATTAACACACCCTAAAAGTGTAGAGGTGGTAAAAAAGTGGATACAAAATCAAATGATTGAAGCATTTAGTGGGGATTCATTCACTCTTGATTTATCTCCTATAGAAGATGAATATTTAATTACAATAATTGAAAAAGGCCCTAGAGCTTTATTTGATGTGTTTGATGATAATAATTTATTTATTTCTATTATGAGAAATACTCATAATAAATTTACTTATCAATTAGGCACACCATCTGCTTTTAAGGAGGGTAAAAATTGTGAAACTAGAAAAGAAGCTGAAAATAAATCTGTAATAGAAGCATTTAAAATTTTGGAGGAACAATTATGAGCCAGTTTGAAGGAGGAAAAATAACAGAGGGTAAACTAGAATATGAGCTAGATTTTGATATCATCACCTTGTTAGCAGAAAGGATGGCTAAAAGTAAGGGAAAGTATAAACCCTATAGCTGGAAGCAAGAAATAGATGTAGAACATATTAAACAAGCTTTGTTTAGACACACATTAGAAATTATGAAAGGAAATTATGAAGACGATGGACAAGAATTAGGGCATTTAGCAGCTATAATGGCAAATATTATGATCTTAAATTATCAGTTAAAAAATAAGAAGAAAGATTAAACAATAGTTTTAATTTATACTGTTTTATAGGGTGTAAATTTGTAAATTTGCAACCCTTTCTTTTTAACTTTTTAACAAATATATTATGGACTTAGGATTAGAAATCTTGTCAAATGTCACCGTGTTTAGTAAATACGCAAAATACAAACCTGAATTACAACGTAGAGAAACTTGGGATGAAATTATTGATAGATATGAATCAATGATGTTAATGAAATATCCCAAACTCTCTGAACAAATACAAGCAAGTATTCCCTATATAAGGGATAAAAAAATCCTACCTTCAATGAGGGCTTTACAATTTGCAGGCCCTGCAGCAGAGGTGAATAATGCAAGAATATATAATTGTTGCTATCTTCCTATTGATAGTATTTATAGTTTCTCTGAAACTATGTTTCTATTATTAGGAGGAACAGGAGTGGGATATTCTGTACAAAAACATCATGTAGCACAGCTTCCTACAATTACTAACGTAGGAAAGAAAAGAACTTATTTAATAGAAGACTCTATTATGGGTTGGGCTGATGCTGTAAAAGTATTGATGAAAGCTTATATGGAAGGATCTTTTATGCCTACATTTGATTTTAGATCAATTAGGCACAAAGGAGCTAAATTAATTACAGCAGGAGGAAAAGCTCCTGGACCAGAGCCTCTTAAAATATGTTTAGCTCACATACAAGCAATATTAGATAGGAAACAAGTGGGAGAACAACTATCTCCTATAGAATGTCATGATATTTTATGTCACATAGCCAATTCTGTTCTATCTGGAGGAATTAGAAGAAGTGCAATGATTTCTTTATTCTCTCACGATGATGAAGAAATGATTACATCTAAGTATGGAGCTTGGTGGGAATTAAATGAGCAAAGAGGTAGAGCTAATAATTCTGTAGTATTAAAAAGAGATGAGATTTCCGAAGAAGAATTTAAATCCCTTTGGAAGAGAATTGAGGCTTCTGGATCTGGAGAACCAGGAATTTATTGGACCAACAATTTAGAATGGGGTACAAATCCATGTTGTGAAATTGCTCTTAGACCATATCAATTCTGCAATCTTTGTGAAGTGAATGTTTCTGATATTCAATCTCAAGAAGATTTGAATAATAGAGTGGGGGCAGCAGCTTTCTTTGGTACATTACAAGCAGGATTCACCAATTTTCATTATTTAAGGCCTATTTGGGAAAAAACCACACAAAAAGATGCCTTATTAGGAATTGGTATGACAGGAATTGGTTCTGCAGAAATTCTTAAATATAATCTTGAAGCTGCAGCTAATGTTGCTGTTTTGACTAATCAATTAATTAGTAACCAATTAGGAATTAATGAAGCTGCCAGAGTGACATGTATTAAACCTTCTGGTACTACATCATTAGTGTTAGGAACAGCAAGTGGAATTCATGCTTGGCATAATGATTATTATTTACGTACAATGAGATTCAATAAGAACGAAGACATTGCTACATATATGATGATAAATCATCCAGAATTATGTGAAGATGATCTTTTAAGGCCTACAGATACATTATGTGTTCGTATTCCTGTAAAAGCACCTAAAGGTTCTATATTCAGAACAGAGACAGCTATTGACACATTAGAACGTGTTAAGAAGTTCTCTCTAGAATGGATTAAAGAGGGGCATATAACAGGAGATAATACACACAATGTCTCTGCTACAATTTCTATTGATAAAAACAGAAAATATTTTGAAAATGATAATTATGACGAAAAATTAGATCAGGTTATTTATTCATTTCAAGAAATCCCTGATTTTTATGATAAAGAACTTTCTATAAAAGATCATATTGATTATAGTGGAGTGTATGATGAGTGGCAAGTTGTAGGAGAATGGATGTGGAAAAATAGAGATGTATATAATGGACTATCTGTTTTGAACTATGATGGAGGAAGTTATGTACAAGCTCCTTTTGAAAATATTACAAAGGATCAATATTATGAACTTGTTAGTCATTTAAAAAGTGTTGATTTAAAAAATGTAATAGAAATAGAAGATCATGTAGAATTTGGGCAAGTGGCAGCCTGTGCAGGTGGCTCATGTAGTCTTGAGTAGTAATGTGTGTTTATAGTGTGTAAAAACCCTGAGAATTTATTCTTGGGGTTTTTTTTATAAAAAATATTGTATAGTAAAAAAGTATTATGTAACTTTACTTAAATATTTTAGTAATTATGGATATAATTTCTGCAAAAGAAGCTAAAGCAAAAGGTTTAAAATTCTATTTTACAGGTAAACCTTGTAAAAATGGACATATAGACAAAAGATATGTTCATCAATGGTGTTGTGTTTCTTGTAAAAGAGAACAAGCTAGGCAAAACTATTCTAGAAACCCCAATTCTCATAAAATACGTATGGAAAGGTATAAAGAAAAAATAGGAATTGCTAATTATAGACAAAAAGTAAATACTTATATACAAAAAGTAAATTATTATAATTCTGAGTCTTATAAAAAATGGGTAGAAGCTAATAGAGATAAAATACGAGAGAGATCCAAACATTGGATGAAACAAAAAAGAAAAAAGGATCCTTATTTTCAATTATCTCAAAATGTAAAAGGAGGAATATGGAGGTCTTTAAAAGGAAATAAAAATGGTAAAAAATGGTTAACTTTTGTAGATTTTACATTAGAAGAATTAATTTTACATCTAGAAAATCAATTTGATGAAAAAACATCCTGGGATAACTACGGAAGTTATTGGCATGTAGATCATATAAAACCTTTGGCTAAATTTAATCTTGAAACAGAATTTAAAGATGCTTGGAATATAAATAATTTACAACCCCTGGAAAAAATAGCAAACATAAAAAAGAACGATAAATATGAAGAAAATTAAAGAAAAAGAGTCTAGTAAAAAATCTAAACTAGAAGAGGCTCTGGAATCCCTTAATCGTAAATATGGTGTAGGAAGTGTTCTCACCTTAGATGATAAGGGACAAGGAGACTATGAAGTAATTCCTACAGGATCAATTGGGTTTGATTACACTGTCCTTGGAACAGGAGGATTTGCTAGAGGTAAAATGTATGAAATTATGTCGTGGGAAGGAGCAGGAAAAACTACTCTTTGTGGACATGCTGTAGCAGAATGTCAGAAAAAAGGATGGAAAGTATTATACATAGATGGTGAACATGCTATGGATAAGAAATATTTTCAATCTTTAGGAGTGGATACTAGTGATATGTTATTATCACAACCATCTTGTGGTGAGGAAGGATTTAATATTGCTATGGAAATGATTGAAACAGGAGAAATAGGTCTTGTTGTTATTGACAGTGATTCTTCACTTATTCCTAGAAAAATGTTAGATGGAGATGTGGGAGATTCAACAATAGGTAGAAAAGCTTTATTAAATAGTAATGCTTATCCAAAGCTTAAAACAGCTATTGATTTGCATAATGTTTGTTTAATTGTTCTTTCTCAATATAGAGAAAAAATTGGTGTTATGTTTGGCAATCCAACAACTACACAAGGAGGCCATGCTCTTAAATTTTATGCAGATTGTAGAATTGAATTGACCAAGTCTTTAGCTAAGGATGGAGACACCACTTATGGTAACATTACCAAAGTGAAAGCTATTAAGAATAAAATGTCTCCTCCATTTAGAATAGCTCAGTTTGAAATCATCTACGGAATAGGAATAGATAAAATGAAAGAAATAATGGAGCTTGCTAGTGATTTTGAAATTCTTAAAAAGTGGGGCAAAACAATCACTTATAAGGATATTAAATATAATGAGGACGAATTTGCTACATTATTAGAAGACAATCCAGAATTTCATTCACAATTAAAACAAGACATAATTAATAGGATTAAAAACATTGAATCTCCTCTTGAAGAAAAAGAGGAAGAGGAATTAATTGAAGAATTAAATATTGAAACTATAAAGGAGGAAAAATTAGATGAATTTTAAAGAATATCAAAAACAAGCTGTAAAAACAGCTATTTATGGAGCAGGACATAAAATTATGTATCCTGCATTAGGATTAGGAAATGAAGCTGGAGAAGTATTAGGAAAAATTAAAAAAGTTCTTAGAGATAATAGTGGAGAATTCACTCCTGAAAAATGTAAAATGATTGGGGATGAAATTGGAGATGTATTATGGTACATGGCTGCTTTATGTAGAGATTTAGATATTTCTCTTGAAGATGTAGCTAATAATAACATTCAAAAACTATTAGATAGAGCAGCTAGAAATGTAATTGGGGGTTCTGGAGACAATAGATAATGGCAGAATTTATTTTAGACCTAAATGATGAAGAAATGTTATTGTTTTCAAAACAATACATTAATTTAGCAGAAATGAGGACTCTTCTAGACAAAATGAAACTAGAAGAGTCCTCTCTCTCTGGAATAAAATATGAAGAATGGAAAAAGAAGTTTAACCTTCTTGCTGAAACATATAATAAAAAAGCAGGATTTGATTGGTATAGACTACGATGAAATGTATATTATGTGGGGCTAATTGTGACAAAGATTATTGCTTTAAACACAAGCCTCGTAAACCTTTAAATAAAACTAGAATAAACAGTTATACTAATCAAAAAGGAATAGACGAAATTGATAAAGCTCTTGAAAAAGAGCTAATGTGGAGAGTATTCTTAGTTCTATGGAAAAAAAGAGGAGCTATGTCAGAAATAAGTGGAGAAAAATTATATTCTCCCGTTTCTTCTGCTTATTTTCATCACATTCTTCCTAAAGAGAAGTATAAATTTTTAGAGCTTAATGAGGATAATATTATTCTACTCACTATAGATGAACATAATAACGTAGAAAATAATATGTATAAATATGAAGAAATCAACAAAAGAAGAGAAAGTCTCAAACTTAAATACAAAATATTCTAATATATCTGCTAAGAAAATTAAAGATGTTTTATCAGATTTGTTTTATAATAAAGAGCAAACAGAAAAAAGAGTTATAATTCAAGTATTTGTAATAGAAGATGAACATGGTAATATAGTATGTCCATTTTTAGAAGAATTTGATAAAGCTATGGAAGAAGAATTACTTAAAATAGATATAGGAGAAAAATGTCCCTTTTTTATATCTGATGAAACTACAGGAGGTATATGTGTAAATTGTGGAAAACATCAAGGTGAACATATTAATTATAAATAAAACCAATAAATTATGAATCAATTTTTTTACACTCGTAAAGAGCTTGTGTCAGGGACACCAGAAAATCCTGTTTTTAAGGAATTCAAAGATAGTTTTAACATCAATAAGGTGATTAGAACTGTTCATATGGAGGATGATAGAATATTAGTCTTATTAGATGATATTCATGACAGACCTCAAGAAGTTCCTGTATATAAACCTGGAACTAATGTTATTAAAGAAATGAGAAGAGAACGTAACACTTTTCAAACTGAAATCTATTTAACACCTGAAGATGCTATCAGGTTTGAAAAATTAGTATCAATATAATGAAATCCATCTCTGCAAAAATGATTACACACGGCAGGGTTCATCTGTTGGAGGAGGCTTTATATAGCTTCCTCCATCAAGATTATTCTGGTACAAAGGAACTCATTATAGTTAATGACTATCCTTTACAAACATTAATATTTGATCATCCAGAAGTGAAGATTTACAACCTTAAGGAAACATTTAAAACAATTGGAGAGAAGGAAAATTTTGCTATTGAAAGATGTTCAGGAGAATTAATTGCTGTATGGGATGATGATGATATTGCTTTGTCTAATCATTTAAATAATATTAATAAATTCTGGGCTGAAAACACTAATATATTACATTGGAAAAGAGGTGTGTTTTATAATCACCCTGAGATAACATCTATAGGGTGGCTTGGAAATTCTGGAATTGTATATAGCAAGAAAGTGTGGCAAGAAATAGGAAAATCTCCTATAGAAAATGCAGGAGGAGATACTACATTGGTAAGTAGAATATATTCTTTAGGAGAAGAAAAAGTAGTATTTGCGGATCCTCCAGATAATGAAGTTAGTTGGTGGTATAGATGGGCACTTCCTGTCCCTACATATCATCAATCAGGGATGGGAACAGACACTCCAGATAGGCTGGATGTTGTACAGAGAAACTCTATGTTTATAGAGGAACAAAGAATAAAAGGATTGATTCCTACAGGTGAAATTAAGTTAATTCCCAAATGGAATGAAAATTATCAAAAATTATTAACTAATTATATAGAAAAAAATGGCACACCCAGAACAGAGTAATTATTTTAAAACTGTTAAATCTAGATTCCCTTCCAAGTTTAACAATGTAGATGTATTAGATATAGGAAGTTTAGACATTAATGGAAATAACAGGTATTTATTTCATCAATATACGTATATAGGAGTGGATATTGGAGCTGGACCAAATGTAGATGTAGTATGCAGAGGGCATAAATATAAATCTGAATCACAATTTGATGTAGCAATAAGTTCAGAATGTTTTGAGCATGATGAATTTTGGCCTCAAACCCTTCAAAACATGATTGATTTGACTAAATCAGAAGGAATAGTGTTGTTTAGTTGTGCTACAACAGGAAGACCAGAACATGGTACAAGAAAAACAACCCCTCAAGATAGTCCTTTCACCTCTAAAATAGATAATGATTATTATCTAAATGTGACAGCCAAAATGGTGTTAAATGAAGTGGATATTGAGAATCAGTTCTCACAATTTGAGTTCTTTAGCAGACAAACTTGGCCTCAAGATTTATATTTTTGGGGAATAAAAGCATAAAAAAAGCCTCCAATTATGGAGGCTTTGATTATTTTGACAATCTTTTTCTTGTCATAGGAGACATAGGGCTTTTATTCTTTTTTGAAGAATTATCATACTCCTTCATATAATTACCATTAATAGGAGAAGGAGGAGCTACCTTTGGGGCTTTTTTAGGACTTCCTGACTTCATCTTGAATTTCTGCTTCTTTAACTATTCCTGATCCTACAGCTTTAGCTAACACTGAGTCTAAAACATTAGAAGAATTAATTGCTAACATGACTCTCTGTGCTTCTGCAGTTTCTAAAACTGCTCTAATTGAATTTAAAAGAATCCCAAATTCTTGTCCATTTAGAACAAATTTTGTTTCAGGAGTCCATTGATACTTCTTTGCTGGATCATAAGGAGCAATAGCTTCTTTTACAGCAGGTTCAACATTTGTGTTTGCATCTTGTACAATTTCCATAATATTATTTTATTTGGTTTAAACTATTCAAATATACGAATTATAATTGGATTTCAAAATAAATTGTGCCAGAAGTTTTAATACTTTTTGACATATTTATTTGAATACCAAATAGATTGTGAAATCTAAGTATTTCTGTTATTAAGGATGTATTATATCTAGGTACACTAGGAACCAGTCTAAAACTATATGATTCAGAATTTTTAGTTATTTCTAAAATAGCCAATTCATCCACAGAATCTATAATTCCCAAAAAATGTTGTATATAAACTTCATCATTATCAGGTATTATTTGAGAAAAATGTCTATAATTTACAGTACACATCTATAAAAATCTAAGATTAGTATTGTTTTTTACTAAACCATTTAGTCTAGGAGCCAGACAATTCTTTTTTAAATTATATTCCTTTTCTGCTTGAGCCACAGAAACAAATATTTCATTTATTATCTCAACTTTATGCTGTTCAAAACCATACTTTATTAAAGAATTGTATAATAAAACTTGTTCTCTACAAGCTAATCTCTTGTAAACACTTTTTCTTTTTATCCAATTCCAACTTTGACCAATATAGATTCTTTCAGAAGGACTTGTTATTTTATATATTACTGGATTTTGCACATTAAGATAGTGTAAGTAAATACTTGGTTTTAGCGGCTTCTCCAGAGAGTTCTTGGGCTAAATTCTCCACATCACAATATTTATTAGCTCCTGCCCACTCATAAAGTTTATAAGCATATGAACATAATTCTTCAACTACAGCCTCAGGAGTGGCTGCCACTAATGGGTCAATTTTATATGGTCCAGGTCTTTTACTCATATATCCCATAAGCTTTTCTATTACACCATCCTTAAAAGAATGTACATAATCATACAAACTTCCTAAAGCTTGATGAGCAGCATAACTTTGAGTTTGCCAATGTAGCAAATGTAGCTGTTCATGAAAATATGTTAATTTTGCAGCAATCCCTTCTATTGTCATAGGAGGAATATTTCCTGAAGACATCATCTCTTCAGGAAATATAGATTTATAATCCATTATAAAGTGGTTGTAGTGGTAGTTGTAGGGGTTGCAGTGGTTGTGGTAGTAGTTGTTGTTGGATTACAGCACTCATAAGTCTGCACTTCTTTCCAATTACCCACTTTGGGCTTATTCTTCCTAAGAATAAGGCTTCCAGCTACGGCCCTACCTTGTCCATCCATTCTTATAAATCCTGTTAAATCTCTGTTTTGAGTGCTCATAATATTTTTTTTAATTAATTGATTAATAAATTATATTCCCATTTAAAGTTATTGCTTTTAGGTGTTTTTACTTTTCTACACCATTCTGAAATAGAACTAGAATGCACTTTCATGTCTATAGATGCTTCTTTTGCACAATTGTATGTATTTAATAATACATTATCCTGACTATACTTATACACTTTCTTTTTTCTAGGGTTTTTCCACCCCATTTCTTTTCTTTCTTGATTTTTTTTAGAAATCAAATGTTTAGTTTCTAAACTGTGTTTTTTATCTTTCATGCCTCCCACTATTCCTAAATGAGATTTTGATAATTTTTGTAATTGTTCTTTTGTGTAAGGATTCTTTTTACCTTTATTCCACGGTGGAATGCCTGTGTTTCCTTTTCCTCCTTGTGAAATGTTTAAAACATTAAAACCATCCCTTTTAGCTTTTTCTATATATAAAATTTCTTTCTTAAAAGCTTCCTGTTCACTCAATTCTTTTTCTATTATCTCAAAGATAATGTTTCTTTTTTCTATATCAATAACATTACACATCCATACATATAAAGGTTTGTGACTTTCTCTATTTCTAATTCTATCCACAGAATGTTTATAACAACGCTGTTTATAATCTTTAGTAGCCCCTATATAAATAGATATATCTTCTGTATTTGAAGAATACATTTTATAAATAGAATAATCATTGTCAGGCTCACTAATATTAATAATTCCATTATATTCTTTCATGAATAAGATATATTATATTTTTCTTTTAGCTTAATAAGCTGTTGTAAATAATAATGATTGCATCTCTTTTTAGTTTCTTCATTTTCTAATGCTACATATATATGAGGATCTTTAAGAGGATCATTCCCTGTATGATATGATCCCTTATAAAAGGCAGGATATGTTCCTCCCATAAAAGGATCTGTTATTCCTGCATTATGTAATATTCCTGTGGAGGGTAATTTTTCTATTGGATCTGAACTCCAAGAAAAGCTCATCTCTGGAACTACTTTAGTTTCTTGTTCTCTCTTCCATAGACAGAACAATATTGCCCACATATCAGCACACCAACTTTGGAACCCTTTATTTTCACTCTCAAAAAATTCTTTATTTACAGAGAGCAAATGTGTACGAATATTAATACAAGCTGCAAACACATCTTGCCAAAATGTGTGGTCAATATTTTTTAATAAATATTGTGCCCCTCCAGAATGAGAATTATGTTGTTCACATGTTTCTCTATTAATGCCTACTAGAGAAGCTGTTTCATTTAAAATATCTCGCTTATTATATTCTTCTAATTTTTCAGGAAGAACATCTTTCACCTTACTATCAAAATATGACGCATTAATATAACTATTTGTGTCAGACACATAGTTTATATCATCATTTATAAACTCATCTATGTTGAAATTTTCTGTAAAAACAACATCACTATCACAGTACATAATTGCATCATTTTTTCTCTCTGGAAAATCTTGAAAATATCTCATTAAAGAATATGGTCTTAAGATAGGAATATACACTCCTAAAAAC